GTTTCAAATGTAGTATTAAGTAATGATGGTTCTATTATTGCTGTAGCTTATCCAAATGCATCTAGTACTGGAACTAATAGAGGTATAATTGAGATATATAGACGAATTAATAATAGCTCAGCAAGTTTGATTCAAACAATAAACGGAACTGATAATAATATATTTCTTGGTGCTGTTATTTCTATAGATGCTACTGGTTCAAGAATTATCATTGGGTCAAATCCTTCTAATGAAGCTAATGGTGTAGTATTTGTTTATAAAAATGACAATCCAAAAGTAAGTGATATATGGACTTCTGAGTCAATAACAGTACCAGCAGTAGGAGTGTCTAATTATTTATGGGGAATAGGTGTAGCAATAAGTCATATAGGAGATATAATTGCTATTGGTACAAGTAGCGCTACTAATGTTGGAGAAATTGTTGTTTATAAATATGATTTTACAAATGAGTTATATGTTGAAACGGAAATATTACAACCACCCTTTTTAGGTCCTTATGCAGGTTATGGTCGTATAATAAATTTGTCTTATGATGGAACAGAAGTCATTGTAGGTTGTCCTGATCATAGTGGTAATACGGGTATAGTGGTTTTATATGTAGAAGAGGAAGGAAATTATATACAAGGAGGTGTAATTGCTGGAACAGTAGCAAATTCTAAATATGGTTCAAGTGTGTCTTCGTTTGATGATGGTCGTTATATAGTTATAGGTGCGCCTGGTTTAAACACTAATCCATATGGAACAGTAGAGCTAAGAAGGATTGATGTATTATTATACGGAACTATGCCTGATAATATAAAAAATCATATTACTGTTGATAGCGTTAAATGGTCTCCAAATTATAGTCCATCAATAATAGTTCCAACTCGTCAAGAACTAACTGGAAAAAACACAGTAAATTTCCCATACTATTGGTGTAATAGTTATGCTCGTTTTATAGGACAAGTAAATAAAGCTTTAGGCGAGGCTTATGTAACTAATTTTAATTATATATATAGTAATTGGATAAGCACTCAATCTGGAAAAGTAAAGGATATTTTTTATAATATTGTTGCACGGTTCTATTCAACTCCTCCATTTTTAGAATGGTCTAATAGTTCATTAAAAGCATCATTGGTAGTAAATGCATTATTTAACCCATTAGAACCCAACTATGCTTTTGTAGAACGAACATGGAACCTTGTAGGAGAAGGGGAGGATATATTTGCTGAATTTACTCCTGATCCTCCTATTCCATTTAATTTTAAAATTGCATTTAATGCTTCATTATACGCATTATTCAATAGTTTCCCAGCAACAGAAACAGTTATTAACAATGAAAAGTTTTATATAATAGACTTTACACACCCAGTTCCAACATTAATAGATAGAATGTATAATGCTATTCCATTATATCCAAATTATCCATTTTTAGATCCCTACATTGATGCTTTTGGTGTAATAGCATTACCATCTCCAGTAGAATATGGACATATTGGAACACATATAGTAATGGAACAAGAGCTAAGCACAATAGATACATGGTGTCCTATTAATGGTATAGTTTTTACTACAAATACTCTTCCTATTGTAATCAATCAATATACTTCTAATGCTACGCTTAACTCTGATAGACCAAATCCAGAAGCAGGTGCAGACTTTGCATTAATTATTACTGATTTACAAACCAATCAACAAGGTTATAAACCAAATCTTCTATATACTCCAACAGCAGAATATAGGCGTGTGGACATGACAGGCAATCTTGGATTGACTAATATTGATATACGAGTTTTTTGGAGGGCGAAGACTGGGCAATTAATTCCTATGAAATTGGGATGTGGGGTGACTGCGTCTATAAAATTATTGTTCCAAAAGAAGCTATTAGCCGAGAAGCAACAGCTTCAACTTAAACAGTTTTCGGTTAAGGAGTTGAAATTATAAGGAGGGAGTATGAGGGAACCTTGGTTCCTTCACTATTGGAAAATCCATATAAAATTTTATATTAAGCTATATTATAAAAACAATGTCTTCAGACTTTACCACAGTTTTAGTGAAAGATGCGCGTCTAAGCGGAATCACAGATCAACTTACGTATGCAGTTCAGTCTGGTGCTTCCTCAAACACCTACCAAGAATTTGTAGCAGTTGGTCCGTCTAACTCCCAGTTAGCGTTCAATATTCAAGTTCCATCCGAAAATGTTATTGTAAGCCGTGAAGTCTTCTTAAGGGCTACAATTAAATTCACCATAGAAATTGAAGCTGGAGCAATTTCTACTTCTGCTCTAGTTAATGCTGTAACACCCAATCGTGGCGGACCTGGTGGCTTTGCATTCAATGCTTTCCCACTTAATCAGCTCATAAATACTAGCACTGCGCAAATTAACAATACAAATGTAAGTGCCAATAACCAAGATATTCTTCCAATTTTACTTCAATTAGCAGACCAGAATGATTTATACACCTATAATGATACCACAGCGGCGTGTGTTGATAGGGTAGTGTCGGAATACCGAGAGGTAGTTTCAACTGCATCCATTCATCCATTTAGCAATATGTTTAATGCTGACCCCGACGGTATTAAACGTGGTCGTGGCATTCCACAATTAAAAGTTATGCATATTACTGCTCTTACAGCGCCAAGTGGTACTTCAACTGCTGGTTCATATGATATTAGCAGTGCTACTCCAAGTACTGGCACTTTTACCCTTGCTTGCCAAGCTGAATTAATTGAGCCTCTTATTGGTTTAAGCCCTTTCACATATGGCAATAACCAGTTTAACAAAGCTGGTCTTGTCGGTATTAATTCCATGAACATAGTTCTAAATATTGATGGAACTTTAAGCCGTTTAATAGGAACTTCGGCTAAGGTTACATCGGGTTCTGGTTCTGGTTTCACAGTTAAACCAGGTTGGACTACTGCGTCGGGTGCTGTTGCCACGTCTCAGCTATTTGATAGGGCTGCGTTATTAGTCAATTTCCTCAGCTCTCAACCAACAGACCTAATTCCTGCGCGCAATATTGTGCCGTATGTTGATCTCCCGCGCTATATTACACAGGCTACTGGAGCTATGACGACAGCTGCTTATACTAATGCTGCTAATGGTGGAGCTTTCAAAATTACTCCAACAACTGCGTCTATTACTTCATCCAATATTCAGCTCAATCAGCTTCCTGATTATTTCATTATTGCTGCTCGTATTCCTCCAACCAATCCTACACTATATCCATCGGGCAAGGCGATGAGTGCAGCCCAAAGCTTCCTTGCAATTAACAGTATTACCGTCAATTTAAATAACACAAGTGGTCTTTTATCGTCAGCCACTTCTACCGACCTTTACAGAATGTCGGTGGCTAATCATTCTAACCAGACATTCTCGGCGTGGTCTGGTGTATATCTAGCCGATGAAGGTATTTCTGATACTGGTGTGGCTACTCAAGCAAAAGAATACCCTTCGGTTGGTTCAATTCTAGTGCTAAATCCAGCGAAAGACCTCTCATTGCCTGACTACTTAAGCAGTGGATCACTTGGCAGCTTCAATTTCCAGTTCACTCTTGGTGTGTCTAACTACCACATATTAGCTTCTTTCACTCCTGAAATTATTGTTATTGCGGTCAACTCAGGAATATTTACAACCATTGCGGGTTCGTCAAATATTTTTACTGGTCTATTAACAAAGTCAATGGTTCTAGATGCGAAAAAAGAAGGTGCGGAAGACCCAATCAATGCTGTCCAGTATGAGCGTCTTGCTGGTGGAATGATGCCTAACTCGTCGGCGAAAGAAATGGCTGTTGTAAAAGATTACAAAAAGATGAAAGGCATGGGAGTTCGCTCTGGTGGTGGAGTTTCTACTGGTGGTGCTAAAGCGGATCGCTTTGCTCATTTAATGAACTAAGTGAAGGAACTACGTTCCCTCATACTCCCTCCTTTAACGAAGTTACGCCGTGTGGGCGCAAGAGCCCACAATAATCTCTCAAATTAATATTTATAATCTTCAAAAAATTATAAATATTATCCTATATATTACTTAATCCACAGACTTACTACAGCATCTGGTATAAGCCTCATATCACGGCTGGCTTTCTTAACCATTTCAGTAAATTCAGGTAAGTCCATCTTCAGTTCTTTAGCCATAATGATTCGTAAACTGCACCATCTACCGCATGTATTGACATCTGGTTTAGTACTTTGAAATCCATGCTTATTAACTACATATTTATATGGGGATCGTGCAACTAAATGTTTTAAATGGTTTCTTTCTTGTCCTAGTAGTTTATTCATTCCTGCAGCAATAAAATTCCTTTGTGGTTCTATACCTTTTCCATAGCTATCAAAATCCTCAATAGTATTATTATATTTTAGAATAAGAACCCAATGCCCTTTATTCTTCATTTGTTCTACAAGAATAATACGAAAGTCAATAGGATTAGGTAATAATTCATCAATAGTCCTATAGTTAGCTAACTGTGCATAGGTCATAACTTCGCTCTCAATACCAGAACCAAAATATCTTTCCAAATCTCCATCAGTCATAGGCGTTTTTATGCGTTCATCAAGAGCCTCAAAGTCAATGTGTTTAGGAATAGTAAAATCCATTAATATATAATAAATTATATAATATTTTTAAATTAGTTTCTAAATATAGCCCTTTAGTAGTCAAGAAACAAGATTATTACTTATAATAATCTAATAAAATATAACATTTTATATTATATTTATATTAATATAAATAAAAATTTATAAATTTTTAAACCATTTAATATATATATAATATATTTTAATTAGATTTATTTAGATTATTGAAAAAAAATAATCTAAAGCCCTATTTTATGCTCTTTTTATTAGTTTCAGGCATTAACTTCTAAAACCTTAATCAACAATTATTTGCTTATTGTCATAATACCATTCATGTTATCATTCTCCAGCTTCTTCATAATCAACAAACTGCAAATATTTATGCACCACATAGCATACAATTTATCAATGCTCAAATCCATATCTTTTGCTACTTTTGCTATCACTTTTCTAGTTATTTCTCCACCTTTAGCATATTTGACAAAACTATCCTCTATAATATCTAATTGTTGCAAATATTCTGTTGCTTGTTGCTCCAATGATAGTCCAGATCTACGCAATCCTAATGCTATTTGTTCCTTGCCTCCTATCATAGCATTTTCATAACTAAGCTTCTTCTCCCACTGACCAAAAGGAGTGCCTTTATAAAAGTATAGAGTAGTCATTTAATCTCTCAATAATTATAATTAAAGTTGAAAAAAAAGAATTCAATTTTTTTAACACATAACAACAATTATAGAGTTGGTTATGGATGGGTGTTATACCGTTATACCGTTATATCCTTTCAGTACCTTATAAAAAATAAAATAAAATAAAATAAAAAATAGAAAAAAAATTATTTTATAAGGAAGAGTATGGCAAAAGGTATAACGGTATAACGGCATAACACCCACCCATAAACCACTATAATTGTTGTTAGGTATAATTAAAATTGAATTCTTTTTTTTCAAATTTAATTATAGTAGTTGAGAGATTTAATATGCCGATGATTGATAAGAACTTTAATCCGCGCTTTGTCACCTTCAAATCCCCTAATTATTACATATTGATGAATAATATTATTGATTGTAATTTCACAGCGGCGGATGCTAGGAATGTGCTAAAAGTAAAGTATCCTGCTTTAGATAAATTGGTTGATGATGCTGAATGGGATAGGATGCTACGGATGTATGAGTTGCGTTGCCGTGTTTATAGAAAGCTTCAAGCTAAATTTAATAACTTTTGATAGCAAGACTGAATGGTTTAGTAGGGTCTGGTATAAAGTCAGTAGGGGAATTTGGATCTGTTGGATTAATAATTTCTAAAAAGAATATATTACCAGCTACATCCATAACATTATATACTATACCAAACACATAATCAAAAGCGGTCATTGCTATACATAATCAATTTATTTTATTTTTTTAAAAGTTTCAAGGCGCTCAAAGGGGAGCGCACCCCCTAATTAACGAAGTTACGCCGTGTGGGCGCAAGAGCCCACTAAATATATTTTGATATACCACATTTGGTTGCATGTTCAAATAACTGATTTTTTCTTATTTTTCTTACACCTCCTACTTTTCTACCATAGTACATACCGCTACCTGTTATATCAAGTGCTTCTTTTTCAAGAGAAGGTGTTAAACCATCACTGCTCGGCATTTGTTGAACTCTAGCAGAATTGAATGATTGTTTATCTGCTTGAACTTTTTTATAAATTTCACTTACAGATGACTTGAACACCCTAAACTGTGTTCCTAATGTTTTATCAATTGAAATAATTTCATTAGCCATCGCACTAAGAGCCTCTGTTAATGGAACTGAGTCTGGGTCAGGATTCATACTTATAATAATATATTATATTATAAAAATTATGTTTTTTCAAGATATAGGTGGGAGTGGTTGACGGATAGGGCGAAGACCAGCGGGTGGAGGAGGAGCAGGGAAAGGAGCAGACGAAGGAGTTTCAAAAGCTTGTATGCGACCTATAACACTACTCTCATAATATGGAATATTATTATCCTTTAAGAACTCAACAAATTTAGTGCGCTTACCATAATGCATGTGCGGTTCTAATTTATCTCTGCTATCTCTATATTTTCTATCAAGTTCCTTATACTCATCCTTAATATCATCTGGGATTTTAGCAACATCACGTTTATTTACTGTAACAACTGGATGTTTTGCAATAGCAAGAGCTTTTCTTAAATTTTGTATATTAGATTTTTTTACTGAGCCTACTCTGCTTTCTTCCTCAATCGCCTTAACTCGTCTATTAAGCACAGTTATCATAGTTTGATTTGTTAATTGTGCTACTGTTCTATTAACCTCATCTATTAAAGCTTCAGTATCTTGTGGTATCATTAAGTCCATTCCTAATGTTTCTGCTGTTGGTGGTCTTGCACCTAATTGTTTATGAGTAACAATCAATACATCTATTTCATCATCATCAGCAAATCTACCTTCTCGTTGTTCAAATGCCTCAGCATCTTTTACAATATCATCCCTTTCTTCAACAGGTATTCCAGCAAGTCTAGCACGATTTCTAACCCTTGTCCTATATTTTCTATATTCTACATTTGAATCTTGTTGTGAAAGTTCTGGTGGTGCTGTTAGTTCTGATGGTGGTGGTGCTGTTAGTTCTGATATTGGTGGTGTTGGTTGCGTTCCTAATTCAGGAGGAGAGGGTAAAGATTGACGAGGGGGACGAGGGGCGCGACTGGGAGGTAAAGGAGGTGGTGAAGGTTGAAAAGGCAGATATGGAGGGGGTTCTTCAGGTGGTGGTGATGGTGGCGGAGGTAATAATGTTTCATCTGGTGCTAGTGCATCTATTGGTTCTTCTGTTATTGGCGCTTCATCTGGTGCTTCATCATCATCATCATCACCACCATCAAATATTGGTGGAGGATCATAATCTTGTCCACGAACTCTCTTTTCTTCACGTATTAATTTATCCATAAAACTATAGAATTTATATGAGGCTCTTCGCAGTAAATCTACTGATGAGGTGAAATCTGTCCAAACACTTAGTTCAACATAATTGACATTAGGACGTAATTTATTATATGATGCGTTAATTTTTCGTAATGTATTATTTACACTTATAAGCTCTTTTGCTGTTTTTTTAATTTCAACAGCTTGTTGTGGTCTATCAAGCATGTCTATAATAGTTGTATCAGTTCTAATATAAGAATCTAATGTATCAATAGATTTAATAGCTAAATATATATTATCAGTAAGATTTGCTATTTCTAATGTTGCACGTCCATTGGTTGGGTCTTTTTGAGGATACTCAGTAAGGCGTTCATGTGTAGAATCCATATAACCAATAACACGACGCTTTGCGCTATTAAGTTCTCCTTCTGTTGTTTCGTCATATCCATAACTTGGTATTTGAGGCATATTATATAATATTATTATATAAAAAAAAAATGATTTTTTCAAGAATGCGAAGCGTCGCATACTCGCAACTTCGTTAAATAACTAATAATTAGGCGGTGCGCTGGCCTTTCAGCGCCAACCTTGAAAAAATTATTTATTTATTTTATTATATAAATATATATAACAAATGGCTGCTCGCAACTACAATCCGAATTCGTTTGCTATTTCACAGAAAGTAGAAGATGTTATTGAACACTACAATAATATGAAAAATCCCTCTGGACAACCACTTATTTTTCACCAAGCACTACCACCTGTAGTTCGTAATAGAGAACACGGACATTTCTCTGATGTTCGTCTTGTTGGTGGATCACGACGAATGTTAGCACTAGATTCATCCCAACCTATGATGCGTCCACCTGGTATGGTTGATGGTCATCAAGCTAAGTCAGGAAAATATGTTATGAATGGAAATTCTGCTACTTATCCTGTTTATAATGCTGTTGAACAAAAATCCATTGATAGGTCAAAAACTAGAGGTAAATCAGCACAACTTGAAGGGGAGGGTGTATGGGAGGATATGAATGCGTGGGGAAAGAGGAATGAACAAAGAGCTATTGCCCTATCAAAAGATCCGCGCGTTTTAGCAATTGTTAATGACCCCAAAGTTCAAGAACAAGCAAAAAAACTTGGTATGCAAGCTGTTGACCTTGCTAAAGCTCAATTAACCAAGAAAGGAAGTGGACGTGGTCGTGGTCGTCCTCGCAAAGTCCCTTTAGAAGGTGACGGTATTTGGGAAGACATGAATAAATGGGGAAAACAAAATGAAATTAACTTTAATAAATTTGGTCGTGATACAGAAGCCGCATTTAGAAATGCTGGTGTTCAATTGAATGCATGGGGAAAAAGAAACGAAGAACGTGTCAAACAAGCTCTTGCTGATCCACGTGTAATGGCTGTGCTAAATGATCCAGCCGTCCAGAAACTTGGAAAACAGGCAGTTAAAATGGCTGTAAGCTATATTCCTGTTGTCGGACCTGGTGCTGCACAAATTCTTGGTATGCTTGGCTTCGGTAAAGCTGGAAATACTCGGGCTGCTATTGTCAAGCAAATTATGCAGGAGAAAGGTCTTAGTTTAACCGAAGCGAGTAAGTATGTTAAGGCACACAACCTTTATACACCAAGGTCTAAACTAAAAGGTGGTGCTGATGAGGAGCCAAAAGCTGATACGGAGTCAAAACATAAAAAAGAAATGCGGGAACATAGGGAACATTTTATGAAAAATATGGCAAACGCTATGCGTAGAGATGAAGAAATACCGCGAGACCCAATACCGCGAGACCCACGCTTAACGGGTCGTGATACTGCTTCTCAAGCCGCACGTTTTACAGAGGTGTTGAGACGTCATTTACCTTCAGAAAAAGCTAAAGGCAAACAAAAAGTCACATTTAAATAGTTAAGCAATATCCTTAATATAATTATTTTTAGCAACATCTACACTTGTACCCATTGCGTTTGTATCAGTTTTTAGGTCTTCCATAACCTTAGAATATTTATCACTTAAATATAACTTTCTGAGCATACTAGCCCCTACCTTAGCATCAAATATTTTATTTAGAATTCTCGTAATAGAGTTGATCTGTATAAATGGACTTCCTTCATAATCTGTAATAAAATCATTAGTGCTACCTTTTGGCTTGAGCTTTAAGTATAATTTTAAAATATCAAATAGGTCTTCTGGAATATCTTGAACTTGCTGTTTATAAGCGCCTTGTGTCTTATATTTATTAAAAATAAATTTTTTGTTTTGTAAGTCTAAATAGTTAATTTCATTTGGGAGTTCAGGATTATAAGAACTTACTACTCTCATAAACTGATAATCTTGATTACGACGAGGTGGAATTTTAGTATATAGGCTTAAAACAACACATTCTAATAAACGATTATATTGATCTTCACTAATCTTGCGCTTTTTAGCAAGTTCAGGAAGTATGGCTTCACATTTGCTAATAACTTCTGCTTTCTTTTCAGGAGTTAACCAATTATCTTTTTCTGTGTCTGTCTTCGCTGTTTGGTCTTTAAGTTCGGTATTATATTTATCTAATAGTGCTGAATAGTCCTTATAAGCACGTGCATATTTTTTAGGGTTATTTTTGGATAAATCACCCATCAATGAAGTAATAGCAATTAAATAGTTCCTTTGAGTATTTGGTTTATAGTCCTTAATTTTATCAATAATAGTTGGAATATCAGTAAGAAACTTGAAAGTTAATACAGGTTTTCCATCATTTAATTTCATAAAGTTAGCATTATATAATTTCATGGAACTCGGGGCTAATTTCTTATTTTCTAAAATTGTTTCAAGCGTTGGGTCTTTTGTCATATTTATTTTATATAATCTAATTATAAAATAAATTTTTTAATTTTCCAAATTACTATTTAGATTTTTTTGCTCCGCCTTTTCTGCTTTTTTTTTAGCATATATTATTCGTTTATAATTATTATGTTGATCATACAATTGTCTTTTATATTCTGGATTATTAATTCTAGCCTTTTCCCTTTCTATAACTTCAGGACGCTTCCTATATTCTGCATTATATTTTTGTTTATAAATTTGTTCTTGTGTTTGTGGCTCTTTAAGATTTGTTTTTGGAACATTAACTTTAACTACACCAAATGGAGAACGCTCATTAACACAAGGAAATGTGCTAATATAATAAGACTCTCGTTTTTGTAGTTCTATTGCATTATCAAAAGGTTTTCGTTCTAAAATTGTAAGTTTACAATCAGGTTGTTCCATTACTTTATAAACACACCTATTATTACCTTTACCAGTTTTAAAACGTTCATAAGTCGTTCTGTGATGAGCCATTCGTTTATCAATATTTACAGAGCTTCCATAATAAACAAGTTTAGCTAAAACAGATTCTAATTTATAAATCACACCATCAGGTATAGGCGTTATTGATGTTTCTCGCTTTTTATAGGGTCGTGGAGTTGGCTGAGTTGGCTGAGTGGCTTCCATAATATATATAACATAATATATTTTTCTGCTTTAAATTAAAAAATATTTAAAGTATTTAATATTATAGTATTTAATTCAACCTTTAGAAAAGGTTGAGCCAAATGCGCGTGCGGGACGCTTCCCGCTAATATAATAATTTGTATTCTTCATTTTTTCCACTTATAACATATTTAGGGTCAGTGCTTAAACCACAACCACACATTCCTGAACCAGCTAATGGAGCAGTAGGTGGCTCTACTTCAGCTTCTACTAGTACTGGTTGTTCACCCATTGAGGATGTATTGGCTATATTTGCATCTGTATTATCAGAGTTCATGATTTCATCTAAATAAGTATATTTGGCTTTTAGTTTATTTCGTTCCTCCCTAATTACTTTCTTTTTTTCTTCATCTTCTAAACCTTCTTCTATTTTTTTTAGTTGTGCTTCACGTTTTAATGATGCGGTATATTCCCTTGTTGGAATACCATATTCTCTTGCTTTTGCTTGGCGTTGTTTAGTAGCTTTATTATATTCTTGTGCTTGTGTAAAGCCAGACGGCTTATCCCGCTCTCGTTGCCTTCGTGCTGCCTCTCGCGCTCGTTCTTTGCGGATTTCTTCTTTTGTACGCTGTGCAGGTTCAGGGTCAGGGATCATGGCTTTTAATATTACTTTAAAATCTTCTTGTTGTTTATCATCAATGATTTTATTATAAGTGCGTCCGCGCTCAACGGCTGCTCTAATATTTGCCCTTTCATTTGTAAGGCTTGATGGTGGAATTATTACTGGTGCGGGTTTATTAGCATCAGGAGTTTTCTTGGAATAACCCTTTTTCCGTGGGATGCGTCCCACACGCGCACTTGATTTAGGTTTTTCTGCGTCTTTTTCTAAAAGGCGCTCTAACTCAGCTTGGTCTTCTTCTAATGTTGCTGTTTTCTTCTTATTGGCAGCCGTTGGCTTCTTTCCACTTAGCTCAGCCAATAGCTTTTTAACAGCTTCCAAAAGCTCTTTATTATAAGCATCACTTCCAATACGTGTTTCATCAGCCATAATTTTTAACCATTTAATAGATTTAGGAATAAAATATGACACATCAGCATGTCCTTTATTTGCTTTTGCAGATTTTAACCTCTCCTTAAGACGAGCTATTTTTTCTTCTATTTTTTCTTGTGACATAGTTGGGCTTTCATATTTATAGCCTTTCTTAATCTTACGAAGACGGGCTTGTTCTGTTGCTATTAGGCGTTTAATACCTTCAACAGATGATATAACGGGGAGAGTGCCGCTTCCTTCTTTAGGAAGTCCACCTGTAGGCTCATCAGGCTCATCAGGCTCATCAGACTCTTCATCTGGAGGCAGATATTGTAAGTATTCACTAACTTCTACTAATTGTTCTATTTCTTGAGCATTAGGTATTCTTCTTAATTGTCTAATAAAAAGTAGTAAATCTCTTGGATCAATTAATTCTACCTGTGTAGGATACATTTGTTGTGTTTGTGTTATTAAATCCTGTTCTGCTTCGGGTTCTAAATTATTCATCATTCCTCCTGATTTACGTGGTCTCCCCCTTCCACTATATTTTTTGCGCTGTGGAGAGTGGAAGGTCTGGCGAGGGCGTCTGGGTTGTCTTGGTATTGGTGGTGGTGGTGGAACAGGTGCTGGTTCTGGATGAATTTGAACTGGTCTATCTGGGGGATATTGTGGAAATACTACTTGAATATCGTGTGGTGCTACTTTATTTTTTGAGCTTCCTATTCCACTTCCGGATGCTCCTCCGTCGTCTATAAATGCTCTTTCCAATGATCGTGGCACATAACCAGTCATACTAGCAAAGTATATTAAATTGAATAAATTTTGACCTGTAGGTGTAGCACGAAATTGTCTTATCCAATATCTGATATTGTCTAGTGGTATTCTTCGCACATCGTCAGGGTTCATTTGGCGCAGCATATTTTCTACTTCTTGGTTTGTAATCACGTTCGGCCATGGAGGAGGACCAGCTTGGTTTGCTATAAAACCACCTACTTTGCGTGGGCGACCTCGTCCTCGTCCACTTCTTGATCCTGATGCTCCTGGTACATATGGATCAGTTGATGAAGATGCTCCTGGTGTATCATGTGGATAAACATATGTATCAGTTGATGAAGATGCTCCTGGTACATAAGGCCATGAAGGACTTGTATCATAATGAAAAAAAGACCCAATACCCCTATCATATAATGCTGCTAATAAACGATGAGTTTCCCTTATAACATTATTATAAACAGCGGAGTAGTTTGCTGTAGTGGGATTAGCAAGGTTTTTTATATTAGTCTCCATATTCTCATAATGCCGAAGAAGAGCTTCAAGTAATGACTTTATATCAGCTTGTTGTGGAGAGTCAAATCGTCCTGAATTTATATACCTATCTAACTCATATATTTGATCATCTAACCAGTCATCAAATACTCTGGTACTTTTTACAGTAATATGTCCTGGAAAAGGTATTAGTGGGCGGGTGTTATCATTCGTCATACCTCCTACTTTACGTGGGCGACCTCGTTTTCGTCCGCTACCTTGAGCAGGAGGAGGAAGAGGAGGAGGAGCAAGAGCAGGTGGGGGCATTGGACGAGGACGAATACGAGGATTAATATGAAGAGAACCAGTAGGAAAAAAAGGAGGAGGTGCAATTCTATTTTTTTCTCCTTCACCAACAAGTTTTTTAGGTCTCCCTCTTCCGCTTCTTGATCCTGATGCTCCTGATGAAGATGAAGATGCTCCTGATGAAGATGAAGATGCTCCTGATGAAGATGAAGATGCTCCTGATGAAGATGAAGAAGGTTGATAACCTCTAAGCTCACTTTCTTCTATAATAAATCTTATTTCATGTGCATTAGGTACACGTCGCCAATTATTACCTATGTTTAGTCGTAAAAGTTCAGGTTCTATACGTCTGACATCGGCTGGGTTCATTTGCGATATAAAATAATCTACATGTGAGTTTGGAAGAGGTGGAGGAGTTTCCCAAGGTCTAAGAGGTACTGGTTGGAGTAGATCTTCAATTAGAGCATATTGATGTCCTTTAAAACCTCCTACTTTACGTGGGCGACCTCGTCCTTGTCCTGACATAGGTGGAAGACGAATAGGACGAGCAGGAATAGGAGGAAGAATAATAGGAAAGGGACGAGTAGGACGATAATTAGTAATAGGATTAGGAGGAAGAAGAGGAAGAGGACGAGGACGATAAGGAGGAGGGGTTGGAGGAGATGCAGGAGGTGGAGTACGTGGATAAAGTAAACTTTCATATGTAGGAGGAGGACGAGTTGAAGAAGGGCTTGAAGAGGTTGAAGAAACTGCTGATGGTGGTCGTGATACTTGTGGTGTTGGTGGTGCTGGTGCAATTCGGGAAGATCCTTGTCCTTCACCAATTTTTCTTGGTCTCCCTCTTTTGCGCCCCTTCCCTATATACTGGTCTCCTACTTTATCAATTTCAGCAGTTTGATGCGCCGCATTAAAATCAAATGGGTTTTTTGTTCCTGAAATATTAACTATAGCATTATTTCTTCGTTGTAATGGAGCTAATAAACTTACAACATCATTTCCTACACGTACATCTGTTTGGTTAGGATCATTTTGTCTACCTATATCATGAAAGCCAGAAGCCTTATTATATGTGATATTTTCCTTAATAGGAAACTCTTTTTGAAGCTCTTGTAAATAAAGTCCCGCACGGCTATGACCGATTGCTGTGATATTAGATGCGCCATATTTATCAATAGCACGTTTATGTCTATCACGATGTAAATTATATGTTTTTGTTCCTTTAACTTTTCCACGAAACATGTATGAAGCATTGTCCATCCAGTCATCAAGCCCCACAGATCCACGATGAGTAACTACTATGTCTTTGTCATTAGAACCATTTTTAGCATACACTTTCACACGTGAATCTGATAATGGTGCGTCTATACTCCAGCCTGCAGGTGCTATTGATGTATTTCCACGATAGGAAAGGTCAATAAATTCCTTTAGTAATGGCGCACTCATACCAGAGCCAGTAAGCGGACCAGTATCTAATTGTGTAATAGGACGACCAGAACCAGAACGACGATGATTAATTCGCGCTAACATATCCTCACGTGCTTTTTTACGCACTTCAGCATCCATTTTTCTAGCATTTTCATACTCAATTTGCTCACTTTGATAAGCAGGGGAGGCTATATCAGTTTGAAATACATCAGTTGGGTCTTGTAATCCAGGTGGTTGTAAGCTTGCACTTGATGGTGGACGCATAGTGGGGGCTTGTCCTGTTACATATAATCCAATTTGATGTCCCAGACGATACATCCCACCTTCTTTGCTTGGTGTTCGTCCATTTCCTGTTAATTGAAGTGTTGTTGCTTTACCTAGTTTGGTTAATAAAGCAATTGCTTTTCTACGATTTTCTTTAAAATAATCAATGGTATCTACTACAACACCAATTTTATAGTTGTAATCACTATCGTGTTTTTCTAAAGTTTTTAATCTATTTTGAAAATTAGCATAATTAGGTATATTTGTTCCAAGACGCGCCATATCTCGTTCTAATGCTTTTAACTGTTCTTTTACAACTTTATGCTCTGTATTAAGTCTTGCTTTTAACTGTTCTTCTTTTACTAATTCTCGTTCAGCCTCAGCAAGTTGGTCTCGTAATTCTATAACGATTGGGTCTTCTGTGCTTCCTCCTTCTTTTTTAGGTTTCTTAGGCTTCTTAGACTTAGGCATTATTATGTATTACTAACAGATAATAATATTTAGTATTTTTCAAGGCGTTCTTTAACTATTTTTATAATATATTATATAATATATATTATAAATGCCTCAAGCTTCAAAAATGAATGAGCAAAGTAATGTCATATGTAAAACCTTTTTGAGAGATTTTGTATATGAAACTCATTTAAAAAATGGCACAGAATTAGAATGCTCTATATGTATGGATAAAATAGACTGTAAGCATTGCTATGCGTTGCTTTCATGCGGGCATGGATTTCATAGCTTTTGTTTAATGAGAACAAATAAGTGTCCTATTTGCAGGAATTAACTACTCATCGGTGTGCGCCGTGTGGGCGCAAGAGCCCACTGCTAAATCAACTCTTCCACTTGCTAATGGTGTTAATACAATATCTTCGGTTGCGTTTAATTCTATTGGTAATAATTTATCGCCTTTAACCTTACATAGGGTTGCTGAGCTTTCAATTAATTTTGTATAAGTATTATAACTCTTTTCAAGGTAATCTTTAGCAGGTAATGGGCGGTGTTCCCGATTTAAACTTATAGTTTTAAAAATGTCTATTGATAATAAATAATAGTCCCTTTGAGAGATTAAGTCGGCTTCTAATCTTGATTGAATACCAAAAAAAAGCTCAATAGACCCTATTATACCGCATGATAAAGCTATTAAAGAATTTGTTAAACTGATTGTGCCTTGATCAGCATAAGGCTGTAATCCAACAGCTATAATTGAATTAAATCCATTTAATATAATTAAAGGTAGTCTGTAGTATTTAAGAGTTGACTTCAATTCAAAGTAACGTTGTTTATGTAACTTTGAGAGAATAATACAATTTAACCGTATATTATTTAAAATAGCATCAATATCATCAGACCAGTCATTAGTAGCCATTTATATTATAGTTAGAAAATTATAATATAAATTTGTTAAGTTCGGGCTTTAAGTTCATTTGCTATTGTATTTACCGAAAAGGATATAATTATAGATGATTTTAATATATGTTGAATAATATTCGGAGTTATGTTGGTAGTCATTGGGGTTTAACTTCTTAATTTGACCTAAGTGAATTTTGATCCTTCTAATTAGTAGTTTTGTTTGCATAAATAGTTTGACACGGTCTTCATCATTTGGTATAAGTAATTTATGAGTTTTAAAGTAGTTAAATATTTCTAATGATAATTCAATTACTTTGAGTTTAGTAGTTAATGCGACATGTAAGCCGAAATTAGTGTCTTCATTGACTGATGACTTTCTTAATAATGTTTCATCTTGCTCTGCTAATAGATTGCTGTGAATACGTTTCACTTTCCAAATATCTGGCTTATCTACTAGAGCCATTACTGTAATAAATAGAAGTTAATCCTTTAAGTAGTTTTCAATTTTTATTTTGCTAATTGAATACCGCAATCACGCATGGATAGTTTCATAGACAGTCCTAGTATAAATATTTGGTTGCGTTTAATTTTATTAAATGCTAGTTTTTGAAAAACCTCATTTTTATAGTCTTCTTCTAATCTTCTTAAAAGTTTAGTAAATTTGAATTGGAAAAATATGTCTTGTTCATACATATAATTCACTCCACTTTCAATAATAAAATAAGCCCAATTATTTTCTTCTTCATCGGTTACTATAAAGTCGTATGATCTCACCATCATGAATTTTAAATCATCAATAAATTCTGTTTTATGTTTATTAATAATAGGTTGTGCATTATTTACAAGAGTATTTGTTAATTGACTACTTATATTGTTGCTATAATGTCCGTCATATAGTAGATGCATTAAATTATATTTAGATCCATATTTTTTTATGTGTGTTTCTATAGTATCAGATTCATAATTTTTAAGATGGGTTGCTATGTCCTCCCTGTATTTTAAATATGGGTTGAATATGACATTTTTTAGTGTTTCATAATTCAATAGGGTTTTTTGTATCATAATTTCTAAATCTCCAAGTAATGTATCGGGACTATGATATTTATAGTTGTTCATTATTAGTATAATAGTAGTTAATTCTCTAAGTAGTTTTACAAATCAATTTTAATTGCAGTAATTTATGGATGGGTGTTATGGCGTTATGCCGTTATACCATTGTCCATACTCTTCTTTATAAATAATTTTTTTTTCTATTTTTTATTTTATTTTATTTTATTTTTTATAAGGTACTGGAAGGGTATAACGGTATAACGGTATAACAGCTAAGTAGTTAAAAAAATAGAAGAAAATGACACCCACCCATAATAAAACCTATCAACCTCATTCATCATCACTATCATAAATAGTTTCAATATTCTCATTAACAAATTGGGGCTTCAATAAAGTAAAGTCAAAAGTCCATGTATTTTGTACTTTTCCTTCAATACGCTTAACACCACTACTTAATCCATTTCTTCTTTTCATCCCTAATCGTGTGCTAAATGAACTTTTATCCTTAGTCCAATGAATATGATTCCGTCTGCAAAAATCCAAATAACTCTCATACAAAGTATTTATTGGAATATGTCTAATTCCAGTTCCAGCATAAACCATTTCTTCTAAAAATTCCATAATAGGGTCTTTTTGTGTTTCCTTAAGCATATTATCATATTGTCCTTCTGGAATATCACTTTCAACAATTTTTGGCTTGGTTTCATAAGCCATAAAATAGTCATAAATAGCTTTAGCAACTTCTATACTTTTAGCATATTCATTACCTTCATTAAAATATTCCACATTATTAATTTTATCATCACTCATCCTAAATGTTAAATCTCTCCTTTTTAATTTATGATTAGGGTCAGGGTTATTACTAAAACTCATCCATCTATGATAAGACCTCATTGTATATGATGTTTTTCCTTTTGGTTGAATATCAATAGTAGGATCACTTATAAGAGCTTTCATCCTATCGTTAGCATGATATGTTCCGCTTTTATTGGCTTCATTTAATACAACTAAAAACGCTTTTTTCATCATATCATTAAATTTTCCAAAAATATGTTCTTGTGGATTAGTGCATTCCCAGCATCTATGAGATCCACCCATAATAGTTTCAAAGAATTTTACAAAAGTCCCCTTACCTGAGCCTTCTAATCCGATAAAAATTAAATGAATACTTTTATTTTCTGGATATTGAAACATTTGTGCAATCCACATCTTAACAAAGTCAGCATGAATTTTATTATAGTCTACCATAACATCAATATGATTTAAAAACCACTCTAATCCCGCCTTACTTTTATCATTATTAGCAGGAGGCATAAGCTGAACAGGAAACTTCTCCCACATATTATATACATAATCAGGACATAATTCATCTTTAGGAAAACTATCATATTTATCATATTTCCTTTTGTCTTTATCATCATACCATTTAGGAATAAATTTAGCCTCTTTACCATCTTTATCAATAAAAGTAAGTTCATTATGTAAGACTTTAAATTGATGATCACTATAAATATTGAAATCATTATGTTTGTCACAAATAAATTCAGCACCAACTTTACAATTAAATCTCTCAAATTCATATCTAACATCTTCATAAATTGTTCTTTCTTTTGGTTTAAAGTTAGCAGGTAGTTCTAAGCTTGTGACATGTTCCTTAATACTTAATTGCATATCCACAAAATCAGTTTTTTTATGGATATAATCCTCCATTTGTTTTAATGTGGATTCATTAATAGTTCCATAAACCATTAACCCATCAAACATAAGACTATGCATTTCTAACCCATTAATCTCGCAAAAAGTTCTCATAGCTTGTAATATATCTTCTTCATTAATGCATAATACATGGTTAATAAATGAACCCTCAAAATTAGTCTCTTTTTTAGCATATTCTTTTACATAAGCAAAATCTGCATTGGTTATAAATTTTTGTTGTATTTCCTTCATCTCTTTATCATAAGCCTTTAGAAATGCCGATTCTGTTTTAATCTTCTTATTATCATTAGTAGATGCTAATACCTTCGTTTTAGCTTCTTCATAAGATATATTATCATCACTCATAAGTGAATGTAAACACTTTTTACGCTCATTAATATAAAGGATTAAATTAGGACAGTGATAAGTGTATTTTTTGCATAATTGTAATAATATACTTGGATGAGCATTCACCATATCAATATCTGTTGTAATCCCATCACATAAAAAGGATCTAATCTCTCGTTTAAGTCCCTGAATGCTGTCCTTACCAAATAAACGCCCATTATTTCTCTTATCTAAATAGCTATATTTAACATAATTAATAGTGTCATTAACTTTCATATTTAAATACTTGATAATTTTATCATATTCCTTCTTGGCTTCGCATTTCTTACCATTGTAGATAAGAATAAAATCCTCCATCTTGAAAGTCTCAAGTAGGTAGAGTGCATGAGTTTTATTGATTCGTTCATTTAGGACAACCGACATTTTATATACACTAATATTATATTTTATTTTTAAGTCAATTTTTTTAACATATATTAAATACTATTCAATAAACTTCTAAACATATTAACAAAAGAATTAAAATTAAACTACTTAAAAACAAAATAATATATAGGTATAGTATAGAACAAATGTCGGAAGCTTTAGAGCCGATTATTGAACCAAACCAACCAAATACGCCGTGCGGGGGCGTCCCTGCTAAAATCCCTAAAAAGAAAGGTAGACCATTAAAAACCCCGTTAGCTACTGACTATGTTCCAAAGCCAGCTGGACGCCCTAAAAAGACACCAGAAGAAATTAAACAATATCACAGGGACTATTATCAAGCAAATAAGGAGCGGATCATGCAAAAACGTGTTGAATACCGAAATACACCAAATTATAAAGCAGTACGTCATATGCAAAATGAAAGGTATAAACAACGGCAAGCACAAAAGCCAAGAGTATGTCTTATCAATTTAAATGCTTTAGAAGTTAATTAATTATATTTTAAAATTAAATAAAAATATAATATATATATTATATATATTATAAATGGATGCGCCCTTAGAAGAAAAGAAGGAGAAGTCTAAAGAATACAATAAAGCATATTATGATAAAAATAGAAAGGAAATACTTAGACAAAAAAAAGAACAACGTGAAAAAGCAATTGATAATACAGCCAAAGAGGAATTGAAAGCATGGGTTGAAGCCTTTTGGAAGAAAAAAGACCCGTGGAATCCGTTTTCAGAAGATTAATCATCATCATCATTATTTAACATAAATGCTTGTTTCTCTCCGATAACTATCATGGGATAAGATTTTATGATAGTTACCCATCTACTTTCTAAACGTTTTAACTTCTTAATTTGTTGTTTGTCTAAACCTAAATAATTGTCCAATAAATATTTCATTGCTCGTCCTCCAAGTGTTTTAGGAAAGATTGTGATAGAATGAGCCTCTGATAAAATATGTTTAGTTTCCATACCTGCATTAGCAATATGAGAGGTATAAATCATAGACGTGTTCGTATGCCTACCAGTGTCAAGCACTAAATCTAATATACTTTTAATTTTTGCTTTCAAAACTTTAGAGCTAATACAATCACAATCATCCATAACAAGAAGACAGTTTTTAAAATCATTAATAGTAAACTGCTCTTTGATAAATGCTTCATCTAATCTAAACCTTTTTAAGCCTTTAATCTTATCAATTGCACTCCCATCGGGTTCAACTGATGAAAGTAAATACAAATCATTTTTAGGATACATTTTCTTATACTCATTAACATAGTTCATAGTATAATAAGACTTACCACTACCCGAAGCACCAGTAATATATAATATTTGCCGTTCTGATTTCTTATTAGGAATTTGTTGAATAGTCTCTGCTGGTAAGCATTTATACTCGGATATAACCTCTCGCACACTTTTATTATTAGAGTCTACGCTAATGATCTTATTTTTTTTAGGATTTTTATCAAAAACAACTTTAACTAATGGCGCACCAACATCTTCAAAGTTCATTCTTATAATATATTATATTATATTTTAAAACTCTCAAATTTTCAAAAACTGAAGGAACCAAGGTTCCCTCATACTCCCTCCTTTAAAATATTTTCCAAGAAAAGCGCCTAAACTTATTTTCTAATATTATTATATAAATGCAGTTGCGAGTATGCGGCGCTCCGCATATTAAACTCATTAATATTGTCAAGTCATGGAAACCAGACAAAAAATTTGTAGCGCTATTTGAAGTAGATGGACGGTCTCGTAATGTGCATTTTGGGTCTGCAACTTCACAAACTTATGTAGAGGGAGCAGATGAAAAAAAAAGAAACGCCTATATTAAGAGGCATTCAGCACTTAATGAAGATTGGGATAATCCAATAACACCAGGATCATTAAGCAAATGGATCCTATGGACTGAACCAAATATCAACGATGCTATTAAAGCCTTTATAAAAAAATATAATTTATAGAATTGATTTAAAAACATAATTCCATAAAACCATATAGAATGCCCGATTATCAACGAGGAAAGATTTATAAAATATGGTCTCCATCAAAAAATTTAGTTTATTATGGTTCCACTGTTCAATCAATCTCTCAAAGACTCACAGACCATTTAAAAGATTTTAACAAATATACTGAAAATAAAAAAAGATATTATACTTCATATTTAGTTTTAGAATGCGATGATTATAAAATAGAATTAGTAGAAGACTATCCGTGCAATAATAAAGCACAATTACATAGAAAAGAAGGAGAATATATTAAAACTAATGATTGTGTTAATAAAGTTGTTGCTGGAAGAACTAAAAAAGAATATAGAGCAGACAATATAGAACATTTAACAAAATTAAACCAAACCAGATATAATAATAAACATGAAGAAATATTAAATGAAAAAAAACAATATTATATACTTAATAGACCTGAACTGTTAGAGAAGGCCAAAAAGTATCGTGATGATAATAGAGATGAAATAAACAAACGATGGAGGGAAAATTATTATAAAAATAAAGAAGTTAAAAAAGAAACGACAAAACACATTTGAAATTTTTATATTTTTATAATATTATTATATATTATAATAATGTCCCAAGTTAATGCATTTGCTAAAGCACAAAATCCAGACTATGTATACTTAGACCTACAACAGTCTAATGTGTATAATAATACAAATGGCGAACCTGTTGATGTGGCTTTTATTGAAACTCGTGATAGCCCTGTTATTGCTAATACTGGTGAATATCACATGAGCGTAACCCGTTTTCAAATTGATAGTTACAACCTACCAACTCTAGTTGTTGAACCTGACTTAACACAGGGAAATGTTAATGAAACAGTTTATAAAGTTGCTATTATGACTGAAAGCGCTACACAGTTAAACACTGGTGCAAGTCCGCCTTATGTAACAACAACACTATCTACTGTTACAGCAACTACCACAAATGATAAGTTTGGTTCTACGGTTGCTTATGCTGAAGATAGGAATATGGCTGTTATAGGAGCGCCGAGTGCCGCTAATGGAGGCACTGTTTATATTGCTAATTTAAACACCGCCACTCCAATTCCAAGCGAACTATCACAAGGAACTACCACCGATATATCAGGAATGGGACAAAGTGTAGATGTTACAAGAGACGGCAATACTATTGTATCACTTAGACAAAACAATGGGGCTACTGCTACTCATAAGCTTCAATATTTATATTGGAAACGAGTAGGAGGTGCTTTTGGTGAGCCTGTTATAGGAAATTTCATACCAGATGCGTCAGGTGTTAATACTGCTAATAATGTTATTAAAATATCGCAATCCGCCGCCGATGATAGTGGAGTTGATAAAGTAATTATTATGGGTGTCCCAACTCGCACAATAGTAAATTTATATGCTCTTAATAGTGATGGTGGCTCCGTTTATGCTGCGGGAGTTAATGACTTAGGAACAGAAAATTCGCAATTTGGCGCGTCAGTTGCTATCAGTTCTGATGCCCGTGTGTTTGCTGTTGGAAATCCAATGGTAGCAACAGGAACCTCTATTGGTGTCAAGATTATAAGCAGGGTTGGAACGCCTGGTAATTGGTTATCTCGTTTAGATTATAATCCTGGTGCTGGGCGGGTGACTGGTGCTGTTTTGGCTATGAGTGGTGATGGGAAATACATTGTTAGTGGTGGTCCTACTGATGATAGTAATTTAGGACGAGTGGATATATTTAAGCAAACAGGCACAACTACTTGGACATATCAACAAACGTTATATGGAACTATAGTTGGAGGAAAATTCGGACAAACGGTTGCTATAAGCGATAATGGATTAGTCTTAACAGTTGGTTTTGGAAGTAGCGCTCCTACCAATAATGCTTATATTTATGTTCGTGATGATGATTCTACTGCTTTCGTTTATGCTACACGCAGAGGAACAGCAACATCAGCCACTATTGTTGTTACTAATGCTATGGTAACAAATTCAACTGGAACAAGAATACTTATGGGTTATGGTCCTGCGTCTGGAACTGGTAAAGTAGTGCTTCAATCGTTTGACCCATTTGTTTCTCGTCCTCATTACATAGATTACTTACCATCTGCTCTAAAAAATGTAGCATCTGTTTCTAGCGTAAAATGGATACCAAATCCCATTTACACACCACCAGAACTACAACTTTTAACAGGAAAAAACACAGTAGAAAGTCCTTATTATTGGTGTAATAGTTATGACTATTTTATAGGACTGGTTAATACAGCATTAGAAGAAGCATCTGCTGCTAATTACAATTACTTATATGACCAATGGATTACAGCAACAGGAACATTAGACACTACTAAGGGTATTTTTTTCAATGCCGCATATAAGTCATTTCCAACACCCCCATTTTTAGATTGGGAAAATGATACATTAAAAGCTAGCATGTATGTAAACCAGTGCTATAACAAATTTTTAGCCCCTAACTATGCTGTTCCTCCTATTACTTGGACAGACCCAAGTGGAGGCACAGGAACAGTGGCAGCTCCTCCTCCATTCACATTTAAAGTAGCCCTAAATCCAGCGTTATATGCATTATTTAATAGTTTTCCAGCAACAGAAACACTATTAACAACTACCACAGGAACAGTAGAAAAGTTCTATGTGTTAAATATCAATTCTTCTGGTTATCCAGTAGTAACACCATTTCCAACTATACAGAGGACTTTATATAGTTCGTATGTATTTAATAGTTTAATTTATAGCACTACTACATTTACCTACACTCTTCTTAATCAACCAGACACACCAATTAGTTATGCTTATGCTGGTCATTTTATTCAAGTCCATCAAGAACTAAGCACAATAGATACATGGTGTCCTGTTAATGGAATTGTTTTCACTACTAACACACTTCCTATTGTAACAAATCAGTATAGCTCTAATAGTGTAATCAATAATGACCGTCCTTCCTTTGAAACTGGTGCGCAATACGCCTTAATTATTACCGACTTGCAAACCAATGAACAAGGCTATAAGCCAAATCTCCTATATAATCCAACAGCCGAATATCGCAGAATTGACATGACAGGTAACAGGGGTTTAACTAATATTGATATACGAGTATTTTGGAGAGCTAAAACAGGACAACTCATACCATTTAAACTAAGCTCGGGTATTAGTGCATCTATTAAAATCTTATTCCAGAAAAAAATATTAGGTGAAAAACAACAACTTCAAATGGCTCAAACAATCAAGGAACTAGACTTGGAATAGAAGTTAATCAATATTAACTACTAAACGCAATAAATTCCTTAAAATTTTCATATTATTATAATATATTATTATATATATAATAATGTCACAAACAAATGCATTTGCAAAAGCACAAAACCCTGACTATGTATATTTAGATCTACAACAAACAAATGTGTATAATAATACAATAAAAAATGAGGTTGATATAAATTTTATAGAAACACGAGACAGTCCTGTGATTGCTAATACAGGAGATTATACTGTTAGTGTAACACGGTTTCAAATAGATACTTATGAACTTCCAACATTAGTTGCTGAACCTGATTTAATAACACAACCATTTGACCCAGAACGAACAATCCATAAAGTAGCATTATTAAATATTAATGGAACTTTACCAATAGCACCTACAGTTACTTTTCCATTAGATAGAATATTAAATAATCCTGGTACTAGTATTACTTATGGAAGGCATACTGATGTAGATTTTGATGGAGAATTTATAGTAGTATCAGCACCAGATGCATCATATAATAGTGTTAATCAGCGTGGTCAAGTTTTTCTATGGTCAAGACAAAATGATGGAAGTTATATTTTAAATGATATATTAAATTCTATTTTTGATGATACACCAACTTCTAAAGTTGGTACAAGTGTATCTATTAGTGAAGATGGATATTGGATAGGAGTAGGAACAGGACAAACCGCAGGAACATATACCTATATAATTGAACGAACTACCTTATCAACAATAAAAATACCTAAACCTGCTACTTCAGTTTCAAA